AAGGTTGTACAGAAAACAGCAACAATCGATGTTAGTTCATTAGTAAGTAATGTATTTAAATGTAACATAGCACATAGTATGAGTTCAAATAACTTAATTGTTAAGTTATACGATGGTACTACATTCTTAGATGTCTTTGCAGATGTTGATAGAACTGATGCTAATACGTTACAAATTACTTTTGCATCTCAACCTAGTAACGACATTGTAGTTGTTATTCAAGAAGTAATAGGAGATAATATAGCTGCAGGTAGTAATATTACTTATCCTAGTTCTTAATAAATAAACAGATAAATATAGACGGTACTTCGGTGCCGTCTTTATTAATTTAATTGTAATAATATGGCCCACTTTCACTTAGATATAATACAACCTTTTCATACTGCACCTACCTCGTCTAACGCACATACTATTGATTTTAGTCAAAGAGGAAATAATTATGCTATTACCGCGACTAATGCTACTAATTCAATAACTTTTAGTAATTTAGATAGTGCATTAGTTGGTAAAGGTGGAACTATACTAATCACTAATCCTGCAAGCGTAGGTTCTTTAGGTTGGGCTGCACTACCAGCAACAGCTTATACACCTGGCGCTAGTACAATAAATTTCGATACAACAGCTAGTAAAACAGCTGCAATGAGCTATTTAATAATCGCTAGTGATAAGGTATTAATAAATTACGTTGGGGCTTTTGATTCATATCCTCAACCTTAAACTAACATACTATGAGGTGGTTGTGGAATAGAATAGATTTCTGGAATACTACTACTACTTTTAACACAAGTAGGAGTACAAGTAAGTCGACTAGCACGTCTAAGTCGACCACAACTACATTTGGTACTACCACTAATTATAATACCTCTACAACTACAACTACTACATATAACACAAGTACTAATACTACTACCACATATAATACAAGTACTAATACTACTACAACTTTTAATACAAGTACTACAACTAGTACTCAATATACAACAACATTCAATACGTCGACCAATACTACAACTACTTATAATACAAGTACGCAAACCGAAACAAGTATAGGCACAACATTTCCAACGACGATCTCAACAGCTTTTAATACTAGTACAACAACCACTACCGATACAACTACTGTTTTTGGTACAAGTACTACTTATAATACTAGTACAACAACAGCTTACAATACTAGCACATCTACACAAACTACTTACGAAACATCTAAAGATACTAGTACCGTATATACTACAACTAATATTAAAAGTACAACTAGAATAACCAATACAATAACTATAACATACTTTAGTGAAAGTAGAACAACTACCTATAATACTAGTACAGCGACAACCACTCAATATACTACTACTTATAACACTAGTACTGATACAACAACAACTTGGGCAACAAGTAGTATTACAGCTAAAGCTACATCAACGGTAGTGAGTACGTCTAGATTAACTAGTAAAAACACAACTACTAATTATAATACTAGTACGACAACTACTAAGAATACGCAAAGAGATACAACTACTGTTTATACGACAACTTTTAATACTTTTGTAAGAAACTCTATAGCTACGTTAATTACAGCTTTTAATACCACTACCAATACAACAACAACATATAACACTAGTACAACAACTTCAACTCAGTATACAACAACTTGGAGTACTAGTAAAACTACAGCAGAAAGTAGATCAACAACTACAACATATAATACTACCACAACGTATAACACTAGTACAGTAACCACTAAAGATACTACTACTACTTGGCAAACAAGTCAGAGTACTACAACTGTATATAATACTAGTACTACTACTTTAACATCGCATAGTACCACGACTGTATATACTACTAATACTGTATTTAATACAAGTCAAAGTACTACAACAACGTATACCACAACTTGGACTACAACGTTTAATACAACAACAACATTTAATACTAGCAAATCTACTTCAACAAGTAGAGAAACTACGTATTCTACTAATCATACAACAACTACCACGTGGTCAACTAGTAAAAATACAACCGAAAGTAGAAGTACTACTACTACTTATAATACAACTACTACATTTAATACTAGTACTACCACAACGGTAACTACTACATTTAATACTAGTACTACAACTACAACTACTTGGAACACGACTTGGACAACTACGTTTAATACTACAACTACGTACAACACGTCACATGCTACAGCAACAAGTCGTTCAACTGGTGAAAGTAGAAGCACAACAACAACATTTAATACAACTACAACGTATAACACAAGTAGAACAACTACATTTAACACAAGTAGAACAACTACATACAATACGAGTAGAACAACTACTTTCAACACAAGTCATGGAACTAGTCATGGAACAAGTAAGAATACTAGTCATGGAACAAGTAGAAGTACTAATACAACAACTACTTATGCTACTGCATATAACACAAGTACGTCTACTACTTATACAACATATTATGCTACAATATACAATACAGTAAACCTTATATCAAGAAGAAGAACTGGTAGTTATTGGAAAGCAGCATTTGCTTGTGGTGATACTTGTGCTACTACTGTATACAGATTTGTTGGAGGCGGTAACAGTTCAAGTGCTGTTGTTGAAAGTGGTGATAACTTATACACCAACAGTAGTGGATCAAGTGCTCTAGGTTCAGGACATTATGGAATATCTCTAGCGTCTGGTTCTAACAATGCTTGTTGGGTTGCAACAGTAGGAAGTGGCGGTCTTGTAACAAGCGTATATGATTGTCAATGTGGCGGTCTCGGTGGAGGCGGAGGCGGAGCACCACCATAGGATTAACTAAATTAAATAATTATGATAGACGAAAGTTTAATAACAGAATATAATGGAACGACGTTTAGTGTTGAAAAAGTAGATGGCGTTTCTCAATTAACATTTGCAAACAATAGCGACCATGTTATAGCCAACATAGAACGTGGTGCTGTTGTATTTGCAGGTGATTGTAGTGATTGTGGAGCTTATACTGCTTTGTATGAAAATGCTACATGGGATAATATATTGGTAATTGGTTTAGGACTTGGTGTCCTACCTCAATACATAAAAGAAAACAAAAGCCCAACGGTTATCGATGTCCTTGATGACAATTCGGACTTAATAAGCTATGTTAATTTTTTAGATAGCAATATAAATATAATAGAAGGTGATGCTTATACTTATACACCAAATAAAAAATACGATATAATAATAGTAGATTTATATTGGAATGAAAGTGAAGTTACAGCAGAAATGAAAACAAATTTAATAAATAATTATTCATCTCATTTAGAATCAGGTGGAATAATTGTTTTACCAATATCAGGAATAATATTAGAATAAAGATATGCCAAATACTAGTACAACTACATCTAGGAATACATCAAAAAGCACGGTCCTTCGTGAGACGTTGAGGAATACCTCAAAGTCAACGAGTACGACTACGTCTTTTAATACTACCTATGTAACTAGTTATACTACATCATATAATACAACATATAACACTAGTAGAACTACAACCTATAATACTAGTCATAGTACTACTTTTAATACAAGTAGAACCACAACATTTAATACATCTCATGCTACTTCAACGAGTAGAAGTACCACAACAGCTTATAATACTACTACTACCTTTAATACCACCACAACCTATAATACCAGTCATGCTACTAGTACGAGTAGATCAACAACTGTATCAACAAGTAAATCAACTACAACTGTTGTATCAACAAGTAGATCTACGTCTTGGACTACAAGTTGGGCTACAACTAAGAGTACAGCAACCAGTCATTCAACAACTACAACGTATACTACTTCAACTGTATTTAATACTAGTAAGACTACTACAACGACATATAATACTAGTACAACAACTGTATTTAATACTACTACGACATATAATACTACTAGATCAACTAGTACAAGTAGATCAACAAGTTCTATAACTAGCAAATCTACTACTACAACTTGGTCTACAAACAAAAACACATCAGAGAGTAGATCTACTACAACACAATATAGTACAACTACAGCTTATAATACTAGCACAAGTACCACAACTACTTGGAATACGTCTAAAACAACAATTACTGCGTATACTACAACGTATAACACTAGTACATCGACAGCAACATCTACAACTACTACAACAGCATATAGTACAACAACTGTATTTAATACTAGTCAGCTTACATCTAAAAATACAACTACTTCTTTTTCAGAATCTAGAAGTACTACAACAACTATTGAAACACAGAGAAATACACTAAGTACAATAGCTATAAATAGAAGTACAAGTAAAATAACAAATACTATTACTATAACGTATTTTGCAACTTCTTGGTCAACAACTTATCAAACTAGTACTGCTACTTCAACGCAATATACAACTACGTTTAATACCAGTACCAACACTACAACTACCTATACGACAACTTGGAATACTAGTAGAGCAACATCAACTGTTGTTAGTACATCAAAATTAACTACTAAATCAACTACTACAACGTATAATACAAGTACTACAACTACTTATAATACACAAACTGATACTACTACTATATACACTACGACGTTTAATACGAGTTCTAGTACAACTACCACTAGAATAACTATAACTACGTATAATACGACCACAAACACAACCACAACGTATAACACTAGTACTACGACAACTTACAACACTAGTACCACAACGCAAACTAGTAGAAGTACCACTACTGAATATACTACAAGTTGGTCTACTAGCAGAAACACTACGTATAATACAAACACAACTACTGTTTATACTACTGTAACACAATATAATACAACTAAGTCAACACAAACGACTTATGCTACTAGTAAATTAACAACAAAAGACACAACAACTACTTGGGAAACTGATAAGACTACTACAACTACGTATAATACTAGTACGACTACGTCAACAGCTTATGAGACTAATACAAGTACTATAACGGAGTATAACACTAGTACAACTACTAACACGACTACGTCAACAACAACTGTGTTTAATACCACAACCACTTTTAACACGACTTATAACACATCGACATCAACTAATACGAATTGGTATGATGGTGATAATCATGGTCAGTTAGGAGAAGCGCCATTTAGCGCTGGTAGGTAGAAAAGTGTAAAAATATGTAACTATTATATTACGAACAAATTAAATTTAATTATATGGAAATGTTTAATAAAAAAGAGCTCGATGGTAGAATCGGGCATCTTAAAAAATCAAAGAGTTTATATGATCTAGAGCAAGTCGAAGGTTATGTAATTCGAAAGGCTAGTGAAATGGGTTTAGAAACTAGTTATGATGTAATGGCAGAAGAAATGCCTTACTTTAAAACCTTAGCGTATACTGAATATGCTGGATGTTTTTACCTACAACCTTTAAACTATAAATTAAGAAACGAGCAAATGCAAGATGCTTGGCATGATAAAGATTCTAAAACAGTAGATTATCATTCTTGGTTTGTAAACAAAGTTGTTGGTAATGATAGTAATAAATATCAAGATAGAGAGGATGTTACTAATCAATACCCAGCAAAAGATCACATAGTAATTCTACCGGGATCTAATAAAGTAAGAGAAAATATATGCTTAAATAAATTGAAGTGGATTAAAGAAAAACATGGAGACAATGTTTATTTTAAACCACATCCGATAACAACATATCAAATAATAGGTGAATTAAAAGACTTTTTTGGCGAAGAGTGTATACTACCTAAAAACGCAGATATGTATTACTATTTACAAAAAGCTAAAAACGTATATACAACACATATTAGTGAAAGTTGCTTATACGCTGTTGCTTTAGGTAAAACAGTTCAACCAGTAGATGTTTGGAATAATATACAGAGAGGATCATTTTATTGTATAAACAATTATTTAATGTATCATCAAATATCTGGTAAAAATTACATCAATAAAACTTTTTCAAGTTACAAGTCAGGTATCATAAATCCTGAGATTGATGTCAATTGGAAGGAGAAAGTAGACAAGTATATGGAATACATTGGTATGAAGAGAGCATGCTACAAGAACTGGTTTATTGACAGCAGAGAGAAAAAGAAGTAAAAATAGTGACAATTGCGTAATAATATAAAAGTAAAATAAAGTTTAATTAAATAAAAATTATGGGAACTACATATAAAAAGAAGAGTAAAGCAAAACCTACAAAAGTAACTGAATCAGAATTAAAAACAATACAAGGATTCGTACAAGAAATGAATAAGACACAAATGGATATTGGTGGATTAGCATTTCAACAATCGTTAGGTATTAAAAGATTAAATTCTTTACAAGAACAATTAACTGAGTATAACGTTGGTTTACAAAAGATATATGGAAATGTATCTGTTAATATAGTCGATGGTACTTTAAATGAAGGAAAAGATGGCCCAGTTGATAAGAAAAATTAGTATCGGTAAAGATTATAAAAATGAAGCTATGCACTACTCTGTAGGCCAAGAGGTCTACGGAGGGCATACTATCTGCGACATAGTCGAAGAAGATGATAAGTATAGTGTTTATATAAACAAACAAGAAGAGGTTTTACCTTGGAAAGACTTTAATAAAAATATGGCAATAGCTGTAGAATATAATTTAGAGTATTAGTGAATAGTATATATAATTTCATTATAAAACCAAAAGACAGTAGATATAATAACGTTAAGAAAATTGGTGATAAAAATATAATAGTTAATACAGATATTTTTCAACATCAATACGTTAGTAGAGAGGCTATTGTCATTTCTACACCATCTGCTATTAAAACTGATATAAGTATAGGTGACACTATAATAGTGCACCATAATGTATTTAGAAGGTATACAGATGTAAGAGGTGATGAACAAGATAGTAAAGCTTATTATAAAGATAATTTATATTTTGTTTTTATAGATCAAATATTTGCATATAAGGTAGATGACAAATGGATACCATTAGATGATTATTGTTTTGTTAAACCTATACACTCATATGACATGTTCGATACAAATAAAGAACAACCTTTAATGGGTATAATGAAATATACTAATGATAACTTACCTAAAGTTGGTAGTTTAGTTGGTTTTACACCTAATAGTGAATATGAATTTATTATTGATGATGAAAGATTATATCGAGTAAGAACAAAAGACATTTCAATTAAATATGAATATCAAGGAAAAGAAAAAGAATATAATCCAAGCTGGTTATAAAGCTGTAGAAGAATTAGTAAAAGTAGCTAAAGAACCTATAGTTGATTCAGATGATGATATTAGTGCTGATAGATTAAAGAATGCTGCTGCTACTAAAAAGCTAGCTATATTTGATGCTTTTGAAATACTTACACGTATACAAGAAGAGCAAGATATGTTAGAAAACAAACCAAAGGAAGAAGCCAAAACAGTTGCTTTTGGAGGATTTGCAGAAAGAAGATCTAAGTAATGTACGAACAAAGTTTATGTAAAGTTGTTGACCATATAAGAGTTAACAGTATAAAAAGACTTAATAAGTCTAAAAAATGGAAGTACGGGTATAACAAAGAACATGATGTTGTTGTTATATCTAAAACAGGTCAAATAGGAGATGTTATTGAAATACAGAATTTAAGAATAGCTTTACCTCCAAAACCTAAGAAGATACATAAATTTGAAAAAAATAAATGGCAAGTTACTCCTTATCCAAAAGAACTAAGTAGAATAAAAACTATATTTGATTGGAGAGAGTATCCTCAAGATTTCAAAAACAAATACGCTGATTATATAGAGAATGAGTTTATTAACAGAGATGAAGGTTTTTGGTTTTATAACAAAGGGATACCAACTTATATAACAGGTACTCATTATATGTACCTACAGTGGAGTAAAATTGACGTGGGTAATCCAGATTATAGAGAAGCGAATAGATTGTTCTTTATATTTTGGGAAGCCTGTAAAGCCGATAAAAGATGTTATGGTATGTGCTATTTAAAGAATAGGCGATCAGGATTTTCTTTTATGGCTTCAGGTGAAACAGTTAACATGGCAACAATATCTAATGACGCTAGGTTTGGTGTATTGTCTAAAACAGGTGCTGATGCTAAAAAAATGTTTACTGATAAGGTTGTACCAATTTCAGTTAACTATCCTTTCTTTTTTAAACCGATCCAAGATGGTATGGATCGTCCTAAAACAGAACTAGCATATAGAGTACCAGCTACTAAGTTAACTAGAAGAAAGTTAACAAGTAATGATAAAATAGAAGAACTAACAGGACTAGATACAACTATTGACTGGAAAAATACTGGAGATAATAGTTATGACGGTGAGAAACTAAAACTATTAGTTCACGATGAAAGTGGTAAATGGGAGAGACCAGATAATATATTAAATAACTGGCGTGTTACAAAAACAACATTAAGGTTAGGTAGTAGGATTATTGGTAAGTGTATGATGGGATCAACGTCAAACGCTTTAGATAAAGGTGGTGACAACTTTAAAAAATTATACAATGATTCAGATGTTACCCAACGTAATCGTAATGGTCAAACAAACTCTGGATTGTATAGTTTATTCATACCAATGGAATGGAACTACGAGGGATTTATTGATCAATACGGTCAACCTGTTTTCAACACTCCTGAAGATGAAAGATTAGACCCATGGGGAGATCTAATTGATATAGGTGTTATAGAGCATTGGCAAAATGAAGCTGATGGTTTAAAAAACGACCAAGACGGTTTAAATGAATTTTACCGTCAGTTTCCAAGAACAGAGGAACATGCTTTTAGAGATGAAGCCAATAATAGTATATTTAATTTGGTTAAAATATACGAACAAATAGATTATAACGAGGAAACAGAACAAGGTATATCTACTGGTAATTTTCAGTGGATTAATGGGATTAAAGATACAAATGTAATGTTTTATCCAGATCCCAATGGAAGGTTTAAAGTTAGTTGGATACCAAAACCTGAACTACAAAATAGAGTAGTAACAAATAATGGTAGAAAACAACCTGGTAATGAACACATGGGAGCATTTGGATGTGATTCATACGATATATCAGGAACAGTTGATGGTAAAGGATCTAAAGGTTCTTTACATGGTTTAACTAAGTTTAGTATGGAAGATTGTCCACCAAGTCAATTTTTCTTAGAATACATAGCAAGACCTCAAACTGCAGAAATATTCTTTGAAGACGTTTTAATGGCATTAGTTTTTTACGGTATGCCTTTATTATGTGAGAATAACAAACCTAGACTTTTATATTATTTAAAACGTAGAGGTTATAGAGGTTACAGCATGAATAGACCTGATAAAGTTTGGAATAAATTATCAGTTGCAGAAAAAGAAATAGGTGGTATACCTAATTCCAGTGAAGATATTAAACAAGCTCACGCTGCTGCAATTGAAATGTATATACAAAATCACGTAGGTCAAAGACCAGACGGTTTGCAGGGTAACATGTATTTTAATAGAACATTAAACGATTGGGCTAGATTTGATATAACAAAAAGAACAAAGTTTGATGCTACTATTAGCTCTGGTTTAGCTATTATGGCTTGTAATAAACATTTATACACACCATATGCTAAACAAGAAAAACAAAAGTTAAATATAAGTATATCAAAATATAAAAACAAAGGTATGCGATCAAAATTAATAAAACAATAATATGGCTGAATCAGTTTTAAAAGGTGCTTTTCCTAGTCAAGTAGTTAGCGACAACGAGAAAGTAAGTCCAGAGTATGGGCTTAAGGTTGCTAAAGCTATTGAAAGTGAATGGTTTAGTAGAGACTCAGGTACAAATAGATTTTATAACAATCAAAATGAGTTTCATAAACTAAGACTATATGCTAGAGGGGAGCAATCTATACAAAAATACAAAGATGAGTTATCTATAAACGGTGATTTGTCTTATCTTAATTTAGACTGGAAACCAGTACCTATTATACCTAAGTTTGTAGATATAGTAGTTAATGGTATAGCCGAAAGAGCTTATGACGTAAAAGCTTATTCACAAGATCCATATGGTGTTGCTAAAAGAACAGAGTATATGGATTCCATACTAAGAGATATGGAAACAAAAGATCTAACTGTGTATGCTCAAGAAGCTTTTGGTATACAACTTACAGAAAACGATCCAGAACAATTACCTGAAACTGAAGAGGAATTATCTCTCCATATGCAATTGAGTTATAAACAAGAGGTTGAATTAGCTGAAGAGCAAGCTATTAATGTTGTTTTAACTGGTAATAATTACGAAAATATTAGAAAACGTATGTATTACGATATAACCGTATTAGGTATAGGTTGTGTTAAAAATACGTTTACAGAGACTGAAGGTATAAAAATAGATTATGTTGACCCTGCTAATTTAGTTTGGTCTTATACAGAAGATCCTTTCTTTGATGATTTATATTATATTGGTGAAGTAAAGAGTATACCTTTAAATGAATTAAAAAAGCAATTTCCACATCTTACAGTAGAAGAAATGGAACAAGCTTCTTCTTCTTCACACTCAAGTCGTGGTTTATATAGATCACAAACAGAATCAAATAACTTAGATAAAAACACTGTACAGGTTTTATATTTTAATTATAAAACTTATGCTAATGAAGTTTATAAAGTTAAAGAAACAGCTACAGGTGCTAGTAAAATTATAATTAAAGACGATACTTTTGATCCTATAGCAGAAGAAGAAATGAAACTTAGATTTGGTAAAATGTCTAGATCATTAGAGGTTTTATATGAAGGAGCTTTAGTTTTAGGTACT